AGTTGACGCTAATGGTAAAGCACAACAAATTTACAGAAGATTAGCTGATGTTGTCTGTGGTAACTTATCATCACAAGCTTCATTCGCAAGAAGGGTTGAGGTAAATTCTGTCTTAGCGCCTAAAGAAATACCTATTGTTAAGGTTATACCACCTAATCCAGATCCCCCAAGAGAAATTGAGGAGAGATTTGTTTCAACTAACGTAACTAAAAGAGAGATTGCGCAAAGAATTCTAAATAAATTATTAACCGAATGTGACTATTTCGAATACTTGTCGCAAGAGGCGCCTATTGTATATGATAGTTTGAAAAGTAAGTTAAAATATTTTACACCTGCTTTCCACTCTATGACACCAGAAGGCCTAAACACTAGACTTACTTTCTTACAACAATGTATGAGGCCTGGTGAAACCATAACTAAAAACCAAGGTGAGGGTAATTGTGATGCTAAAAACACCGCATTTGGTAAACCACCTGTATGCGTATTGAGAATAGGTGATTTTTACCATACAAAAATTATCATTAATAACTTAAATATTAGTTACGATCCTTTAGTTTGGGATTTGAACCCAGAGGGTATCGGTGTGCAACCTATGTTAGCTAAAGTTAACCTTTCATTTAAATATATTGGTGGACAAGGTCTTAGAAGATATGTTGATCAATTACAGAATGCACTATCGTTTAATTATTACGCTAACGCGGATGTTTATGACGAAAGAACTTTTGCTAATACTGATAGAAGAGAAAGAGATTTAATTAACCTAGAACAAGATTTCTTCGCTCAAAATAGTTTAGATTTGATACCTATTGTTGCTCAAGCGAAATTAATAACACCTACAACAGAATTTTTACCAGTACCAGTGGGTACAATTGGTATAATAAGCCAAAGGTTGTTACCTAAATTAGCTGGTGGTACTTATTACAACTATTTAGTCGCCGCAACACCATTTAACCCAGTAACTGATTACCCAGCCGAGGCTTGCGTTATTTACCAAGGTCAATATTATGTTAGAAAGGTAACAAAATACCCTGCAAGTGGTCCAACAATACCAACTGACACAAACACTTGGTCAATTGTTGATCACTCTAACTTTGGTGAGTTTGCATTTAGACAGGAATACGGTAGATATTACATAAGCCAATATGACATACAATATGATGGTATGTTTGGTGAGTTATATAAAACATTTGGCGAATACATATGGTCATTAACTGGTGAAAAATGGAGTTCTGAAGACACAGATATCTATAAAACTTTACCAGAAATTCTTAGAAAGAAGAACTATAGTAAAACTTTACCGACAACTGGTACAACAATATCCGATATTATATCAACAATAAGCGGTAACACTATACCTCTTGGTTCTTTTAGTGGCTTAACATACTATGAGACTTTTAGAAATATTGCTGAAGATAAAAGATATATTGAATTGGGTGATATATTTAAAACACACCCGTTATTCTTATCTAAGAATAATAATATGCCAGAAAATTTTGAAGCGTTAAAATTAAACTTACACCCACAAGAATATATGTTTAAAGTTGGTGATGGTTTAGGTTTACCTTATAATTTCACCGCTTTAACAGGCGCGACAAATAACGGTAGAAGTACAAAATATTTCCAAGGTAGCTTTACAAACGGTTACACAAATTATTTTGACGGTGTTTCTGAAACTGGTGGTATATTCTTTAAAGAAAGTGCTAATTCACAAAAAATCTATGAGTCAATCATGGATAATTTTTCGGCTGAATTTAAAACAAAAATTAGATTAAATATATTGCCGATATGGGATAAAAAATATGATACAAATCTTAACACATTTAACGCTTTTAATAATAAGTTAGATGATGTACATAGAATCATGTTTAGAACTTATTTATCAAACTTATTTGAGTCATATTATAGTGGTTTAAAATCAAATGATGAAACATTAGCAAACGATTTAAATGATAAGGTTGCTAAGATGAGTGTTATTTTAGCTGGCCTATCATTACCATTGTATGGTTATGATGCCAAATATACACAAGATGGTAAAGCTCAGTTATATGAGATAGTACCTAACGCTAAAAAGTTAGTAACCCCAGTAACAGACGCTAAGATGTTTGGTTATAATCCGTATGACCAGTATAAGAAATTAAATATAAGTGGTGGTGAAATAATTAATTTTGCTGACGTTAAAACTATTTTCCAAAATACTTCATCAGGGTGGGATGGTAATTCAACACCTACATTGCTTGATTATATTGGGTTAGGTAACGGTTTATATTTCTTTAAACAATTGGTTAACGAAGTTTCGGTTGGTAGTACAATAGATTCACCTATTTTTACCGATGAGTCACCTGTTATTAATGAGTATGTTAGAAACATGGAGTTTTTACAAAAGGTATTCGGCTATTCAACGTTAGATGAATTACCTAACCAATACAACTTTAAAAATTATTTACCAAAATCTAAAGTACTTTCAGATAGTGGACCTGGTACATACAATTATTATTTTGAAACACCATTCTCATTTAACCCAACTGAATTTGGTACATCATCTTCAGCTAGATTACTAGAAACAACTGGTGATAATTTAGTTACTAGATTATCTGACGGTAGTGTCGCTAATACGGCTAACAACTCACTTAGCGATGGTAACTATGAAATGAAATATACTTGGGAAAAGTTAAATTATGAAATGCTTGATTTCAGTAATAAAACATTAGAATTGATGTTATCGGATGAAATGGAGACTAAATTAAATGATGTTGACTTTACCTACACACCTTCATTAGATTTTGATATGCAGTTAACTGGTTTAACTGGTACAACCGCTATCGGATCAATAAGTGGTACAACAACAGGTGACACATTACCTAAATTATTGTTCTACTATGGTGATAACAAAAAACCTAATAAAGCGTTAACAGCTGTTAATTATTATTTATTTAACAAAGATAACCCAAACATCACTGGTACCGATCTACAAACAATTTTGGACCAATTAAATGAGTTACTTAAATACGATTTCACGATTAACGAGTCATTTATTAACGCGTTACCAGATAATAATATTTTATCATTGACTGGTGATACGACAGATGGTAAATCGGTTGATTTAATTCATTTGTCAGCGATGCATGAGTTGATTTTCATGGAATTCATGGTTCAGTTAGACACGAATAAAAATACGCATATTGAGGCTTTAAAAACACAATTCCTTGAATCAATATCTATTCCAGCTAATATTAAAAATAAACCTAAAAAAGTTGAGAAATACGTTGCTCAAAAAACTAAAGAAATCGAAACAACGGTTAAAGATGTATTTAATTTGATCTCTAAGTTTGTTTTAGAATTTAATAGTAGCTTAAATGACCTGTATATCTATAATCAGTCTGTTAGAGGTAATACTGTTAAAAAAATAAATAAGAATGTTTTTGGTGGGGCTGAAAATGACTACTTAAATCTTTCACCTAGCGAGATTAAAAACAAGTTAATGAAAGGTGGCGCAGAGGATTATACTTTAACAATGAGAGAGACAAGTAAACTGGATAGTGCTATTGTTAGAAATTTAAAACTCTTTACAAAATACAAGAGTGACCCTATTATTAATATAAGTTCTGCACTTGAGGCCGAAACTGAACCAAAAAACGAAACAACTCAGTTAGCACAATTATATCCAGAATTTTACCAATAAATTAAACAAAAATGGCTTTAAATTATTTCAATAGGTATAGAAAATTAAATAGTGATGAAAAAAGAGTTTCACCACCTTTTATTAAATTGGATGCTAAACAAAGTGATAAGTTTACCACTTATACTGTTAATAAAAGTAGACTCGATAAACTTAGCCAACAGCATTACGGCGCGCCATATTATGGTTGGTTAATATTAATGGCTAACCCAGAATTGGGGTCAAGTGAATGGGAGTTTCCAGATAATTCAACAATAAGAATACCATACCCGTTACAGGAAACACTTAGGGAGTATGAAACTAAATTAAAAAATAGGTTGGATTATTATGGCGGTTAATTATGATGAAAAAATATTATCGACATTTGGTAAAAGAACAACAAGAGTTGGTGAATCAGAAAATCTATCAAGAGGAGTTTTTGTTGTCGACCCAAACAAGGTTGTAACTGAAGATGATACGATAATACCTAGATACGTTAAACAGGAAGATATGGTTATGTATGCAAACATAACCGCAAGATTAAACCCTGATAGCGCGATTATTGATGATGGTACCGATAATAGTAAGGTGATTACTATCGGTAGAGTTGGTGTTAATTTTTTGAACCCATTAGCTAAAGCCCCTAAAGATAATTTAGGTAATGTTGTTTTTGGTGACAAAAAAAATAAAGATTACTTCACAACTGAGTGGTCTGATTATTTTACCTCTAACGCTGAACAAGGATCGTATTTCGATCCAGAAACATTCGGTATATCAAACATAGACGTAACACATAACGCCAGTTTAACACCGATCATTAAAATTGAGTTTATTGACGTACAAGGTAGAACATTACTTGAAAGAGGCGATGACCCAACAAACCCATATAACATATTTTATAGATTCCCGTACCCTTTATTTACTTTAACGATTAAAGGTTATTTTGGTAAAGCTATTGAATACCCATTATCGATGACAAAAACGTCAACAACGTTCGACTCATCAACAGGTAATTACATAATCAGAGCCGAGTTCTTATCAAGAACTTTTTCAATATACAACAACTTTTTGACGATATACGCATATGCGGCGCCATATATGTATGAAAGAACCGATGTCCCTAAAAGTTATTTAGGTAAAAGATTATTAACAGCATTGTACCAGAAACAAAACGCTAAATATGCTGAGATTTATGGTACTGGTACAACCGAGTACCTTAAACACGAGTTTGTTAAATACCCAACCATTCTTGATTTAACAAGAGCGCAAACTGTTCTTGGCTATGAAACTTTAGCTGTTGATGAAAAATTGAAACAAATTAACACTGATAAAGAAAAAGCTCTAAACTGGAATGGTCAGTTAGAAGCTGCGTATACTAGTGGCGTTAACTCCCAAGCCCTTATATGGGAATCCATTTTAAAAAAAGGTGATGGTGATAAATTTTATTTAACGCAAGAAACAATTGAACAGTTAAAATCGGATGAACTAATTAATTTATCCGCGATTAATTTTCCAGACCCAAACCCATACTTTATATATTCTGATTATTCTAATGTTTTAACAACAATGAATGATGGTGATGGTGCTGTTAGCACTGAACTAAAAACGGCGATCTATAAAAATATTATAAACAACACTAGTTTACCAGATGCATATAAAAAGGGTATTGTACAAGACGATTTAAAAACAATTCTACAAGAAAGTTTATTGTTAATTTACTACACCGATTCAAATGATGAATCTGAGTTAAGCAAAATTTATTATACAAAAACATATTTTGATATCCTACATAAAACCGTAAGTAAGACAATAGCTGAATTTTACGATAAAGAAGAAAATAGAGTTATTGATGAGCTAGGGTTTCAATTAAAAGGGCAACTTGGTTATGTACCAAACATGTCGAACGTTCTGCGCATATTAATGAATAATATGCAGATATTTCTAACAATGTTAAATTTAGTTGCTTTAAATGCGGCTAAACAGATAGAGTCGGATTCGGAAAGAATGGGCAACCAAAGCAAATTTGGTGAATATGAGGTTGATATAAACTCACCCGACCTCAAAAGATTTTATCCGTTCCCTAATTATTTCCAAAAGAAGTTTGATGCAGATACTGATGATTTTGTTTGGGAAAAAATATATCCGTGGACGAGTAAAACAGTAAACTGGTTCGAAGTTCAGTTTGTTGAAGAGGTTTATAACGCGTTAAAACGTATTTCAGAGATAAAGGGTATTGATAGTCAAACAGAGGCTGATATCTTGTTCCAATTAGAACAAGTTAAAAAGATCAAAAACTCAACTATTGGTGAGAAAAGAATGGCTTTATTGACGACTTTGTTGGTTGTTAATAATTTAGAGTATTACAATGACCAACAAACACCAAGAGAAACAGGGTTTGAGTTTATGGAAAAAATCTTAATGTTCTCAACATTAGGGTTTATTAACACAGCTGGTGATGTAACTAAGATAAATGATATAACAAAATTATTTGTTGATCATGAGTTTGATTTAATTGAAAGAAGATATCAAAACAAAGAGCCTAATGATTTGCATCAGTTTTATAATGATTTGAGTGTGTTCACTGATTGGGGAGTTGATCCAGCTGGTGAATGGCCAACAAATTATGATAGAATATGTTCCGAATTGGTAAATGGTTCTGCGCTAGACACGACAGACCCAACTGGACAAGCAACTTTTGGTGTTACAACAAATAATACAGCTATTGTTAATAACATAAACAATTTACTACCAGAGTTTAAGGCTGTATTGGCCACTAATTACACTATGGATCAGTTAAAGGAATTATATGCTAAAGTTGACGCTATTATAAATAGCGCAACGGATATTAACGAATTTAGAAAATTATACCAGTATAATCCTTTAAGATATAAAAACAGGAAAAACATTAACCCTAATCAAACGGTTAGAGCTTTATTTTTTGATGGTTTAGACGCACATGATCAATATGATGGTTTTAGTGATCATTTAAATGATTACGGAAATAAATTGGATGCATATAAAAAGACGTCTTTAGTTTCTGCTAATAATGGTTATTTTTATTCTTTGAACACCCAAAAAGGTGATGTTTTAAATTTCACAATTGACGGTAAAGTTGAGGCGAATGATGTAAACTCAACACCCCTAACCTTTGCCTTGAAAACCGATAATTTATTTAAAACAGAAGGAACTGTGTTAGATAGTAGTAAAAAAATAACAAATGGGACTAAATATAGTAAAGTAAGAATATAAATGGCGTCATCTTTATCAAATTATTTAAACCAGAGATATCTGGGTAGCACCGAAAACGATTTAGTGTCTTTGATGTCAAAAGCGTATGATGAGTATAACAATAATACCATAAAAACGGTATACGGTAATTACCCATTTTCAGATGACAAATTAACCTCACCAAGAATTATAGGGGTAACTTACCCCACTAATTATACACCGATTAATCACGCAATATTTGCACAAAATATTGTTAATGAAAGTAAAACGGGTAGGTTATTTAAAACCGCGCAACTTTTCATCGGTAGTTTGGGAACTGCGTCTAATAACGGTAAATTATCACCAGCGCAATTGGCTAAACTATTTAGAACCTCTCAAGGTTTGATCGAGGTCCCAATCCACCTCATACTGTATATTGGTGGTTTATATGATTTTTATTATTACGGTCAAGCCGATAATGATATTAATTTGGGTTTAATTAATGGTTTAACTAATAAAAACGGCCAAGATATTTTATCGGATGATTTATTATTAAATAAACATTACGGTTCATACGCTTTTAGCGATACTATTGACCCTGGTTTAAAAGCCGCAACATTACCTTTTTTGAAACCACTAACACCAAGATTTATTGACGACTTAATGTTGTTTGACTATGAATCTTATAAGGATACTAGTACACCTAGGAACTATGTGGATACTTACTATGATTATGAGTTTAGGAAAGATATTTCATTAAGTAACAACATATCATCACATATACCATTCTCTGGTTATGGTGTGTTGAATAATTATTTGAACTCAATGTCATACCTTTATTTTGGTGAAGGGCTTGACGGTCAAGTGACTGAAAATACTAACTTAAATGAGGATAAATTACCATACCATATTATCGGTAATTTTAGGGGTAAATTAAAAACATTTAAAACATATAACGATCAAAATATAAACTTCCTGGGTTCGTATAATAGTTACGGCCCATCTGTTAAATTTGAAATAAGTGCACCTGAATCGGATTTAAACACAATAACAGGTTCATTAACATTTGATAATGATTTTATTTTTACGGATAAAAACAATAAAGAAAAAATAGAATTTTTCCTTCTTTTATCGAAAATAAAAGCTAATTTCCTTGGTGGGCACATTGATACTGTTGATGTATATAATACCGTTAGAAAATTATGTACAGTTAACAATTTAAAAGCTAAACAAGATGAGATTGAAATTCCAGATTTTATAACTCTTTTAATACATAGTTTGATGCCGCCAGACGGTGTTGAACCTGATGAAGGTTTTAATAGACTTAATCGAAACCTAAATATTTTAGATAAATACAACGTTGATTTTAGGTCGTTTAATGGCTTTATAGATGTTAAAACAAACGAGTATTTCGAACTATATCAGTTAATCTTTATGATCAACAATTTAACTGGTAATGATCTATATGACTTTATGTCAAGATTTTTAATATCTATTTGGTCGAGAGAATTCAACCAAAAAGAGAGAAATAAATTGAGACCACTTGATTCAAAAGGTACATTCGTTGTTTACCCAAGTTCTGGTGGTGACATAGATATTAAAAACCTATTCACTCAAAATGATGATCCGAGTGTTTATCTAAGTGAAACAAAATCATTTAAAGACGCAAAATATCAGTACCAAAAAACAAATGTAGTTCACACAATATTTCAAACGCAGGGCGATGCTTACTTATCAACGCTTAGATATAATGATGGATCTTTTTCAGAGTATTATGATGTATCTAATGATGTTTTAAAAAGATATGGTAACGATACACAAATGCTGTATTCCAAAATTAACCCTGGTCTAGCTGAATTTATTGACGTTAATAACAATGTAAACAAATTCTCAGAAAGATTTACAATACCTTTGGTTAACCCTTCTTTAGATAATTCGCTATTAAACAGATTTACACCAGTTTATTTTAGACCAGAAAACGCGCCAACAGATGGTATCGCAATCAATTATTTTGATAGATATGATGACGTTTATGTAACAGCTGATACAACTGACCCTGAAGGTATAAAAAAACTTAAATTTGATAATAAATCTTTAATCTACAACACAAGTAGGTTGTTCTGGTTTGACACACCTAAATACAACAACGTAACAACACCAGAAGTACTTAGATTCGCACCCAAAAACCAAACAGAAAAACCTAGTTTAATTTCTGTTGATTATTTAGAATACGCACATTTTAATTTAAAGAATAGGAGTGTTTATAATTATACAGAAGGTGAGATTTTTTACAACACAAATAGTAATCAAATTACAACATATAATGAATTTAAATCTGGTTTAAATCTATACATCACTCAAGATGTTAGTCATAGCGCTAAGGAATTATCTAACCGCTTTTCCGATAACCAACAACAACAAGAGCAACAATCAGCTAAAGCATTGTTAGACGTATTTGATGTTGATAAATTAGAGGATTTTAGAACACTATTTAAAAAGTTTAGTGATGTAACACAAGAATCTTACTTTACAAAAACGTTTAATACTTTTGATTTTAAATCATTACTTAAACACACAACCATGTTTGGGTACACTAATTTACCTAATTCACTCACTTTAGGTGATAGATCGTTTAGTAAGGATGAATTATTAGCTTTGTTATGTGGTTACTCAGGTAATTTTATAGAATTTGCTTCAAACACAGGTTTATCAAAAGTAATTAACACCGCTTTAACTCTTGGACAAGAAGATAAGGCTAGGTTTGTTATAGATGAGTTTTTAAACGCGAAGATAACAGTTAACAATTACTCAACAGCTGGGCCGTTATCGATCGAAACTACTGACGTTAACAACCCAAATGGTTTAAGGTTAAACTCCTTCGTCTTTAACCCAATAGTAGCGTATTCATCAAACACCAGGACATATGAAAATATAGTTGCGTCTTTAGGTGATGTTTTATTATTTAGAACAATACTATTTGGTGACCAAAATATAACATCATATAGCGAAAACATCGCCGACTTAGATAAATTAATAAAAAAGTACGTTTATTTTAAGGGTATGACAAAAGATGTTGACCCAATACTAGATGAGTTTTTTATTGTTACCGAATTAACTAGGACTTTTTTCAGGAAGTTAAACATCCAATTAAATGAAAATAATTTAAAATTATTAATAACATACCTAAGAAGTTACATATCAAGTGTATTAAATAAAGTCAATGTTTTAAATGTAAATAAAACCACTAAAGATAGTTTATTTAATTTGGTACCCGCTCATTCTGATGAGGCTACAATTTATCCGTATAAAGAGGGTGCGAAAAACACGTTATATGATTACAAGAAAAAGGCTGAGGTTATTATAAGTGAGGTTAAAAACGGTGTTTTAGTTAGTACTAATAATAAAATACCTTATGAGGTTGAAGTTTTTGAAGATTTGTTTGCCAACGCGGAGTTTAATGACTGGGTTAAAAATTTTAATAAAGACTTTGTCGAAAAAACATTAACAACTTTAAACAATTCTTTGGGTTCCTTAGGTGATAAATTGTTAGAGAAATTAACTACTGGTGCTTTAACACAGGCAGAAGGTACTGGTACCTATACAGAAATATCTAGGGACGATGTTGAGATTAGAACTGGGACATACTATAGATTAAAAACTTTATACGATAAAAACGTATCATTCACAAATGTTGATATTAGTGACGATAGGTTAATAAAGAAACATAGTTATGAACTTGGTGGTGCTGATGTTAATGCGATATTAAATAGCCCATTATTTTTTAATTTTAATGTTCAGCAACAAGATATTTGTGATGACGCTGGTTTATTAGAACCTTCCGATAAAGACCTAAAAGATTTGATTGATTATGTTAGTGTCCTTGATAGAGGGAATAATGCTTTCGGTACAAAAGTCCTTGTTGACATAGTTTCATTAAAACAACTTTTATCGGATGACTTATTCAAAGAAGGTGAAATTAATAAAGCCACATCTAAATCAATGTGGACAATATTATCTAAACTTGCTAGTGACCATGAGTTTTTATTAATGCCGATGACATCGTATATAAATCTTAGTGGTTCTGTTTCGGAAAACCAAAGCCCTTATGATTTGGCGCACGATATGTTTGGTGTGTTTAAAAACTTGGAGATGTGGGAATCAAACCCAGCATTTATTTTCCAATTCGGTTCGTTAACTTCAAACGTCACAACGGGTAACAAAAGAAAAAATTCCGCTAATAGTAATCTTGATTTAAGTAATACTTTCTGTTTGGATATAGACTCTAATAGTTTAGATGTCGATGGCAACGGTAAAATACTTAACGAAGATGCACCAGCTGACGTTAGAAACTCAAATGTATCATCTTTCATAGTTGATTTTGCTAACCAAAACCAAAACATGTTTGAAAGCATACAGCTATCAACTGATGAGTTTGCGAATACCGAGGAAAGTATTAAAGCACAGGTTGCGTTGGTGTCAACTGATCAACCAGTTTTATCGACAGGTAAGTTATTTAGTGCAATGGAAAACAGATCGTATTCTTGTACCGTAACAAGTCTTGGTAACGCCACAATACAACCTTTATCTTATTTCTATTTAAGAAATGTGCCGTTGTTTTATGGTACATATTGGATTACAAACGTTAGCCATAAAATTACAGCTAACAATATGTCAACAACATTTAAAGGTGTTAGACAACCGATCGCCAGAAAACCAACCTCAAACATAGCTGTGATCAAAGCCTTACTTAAAAAAGCTAATGAGTTATCAGCTCAACAAGGTTATTTGGATAGAAATGACACAACGCCTATACCAACGTCTGGACAAATCTATATTGATAGAGCGTTTACAGGTGTTTCTGGGACAAATAGTGAAACACAATATGGTTTGTTATACCAAAAGGGTACTGACAGCGATAAATATGTTACTTATAACGCGTTGTGGGTTATCGCGGCATATATTAAATTAATGACTGAGGGTGATGAAACCGACACCCCTTTAATCAAAACAATTGTATCGTATTTACATAACAACGCGTCTGTTTTAGCCGAAGATATTGAGTGGGATATCCAGATTACTGGGCCTTATATGATTGACATCGTTGTTTACGACTTATACCATAAACTTGGTTATGATGTTGAACCTACTTTATCAATTAGTAGTTTATTAGATGCTTACCCAACAACTTCTGGTGATGTTTACCAATCAACTCTAGTTAAGATATTGGAGTTTAAAGGTAAACCAAATGAATTATTAAACTATTTGACTTTAAGTTATGAGGAAAAATATAATCCAAAAACAACTTTAATCACAAATAGTAAAGATGTTTCTATTACTAATGACGAAACTTTACCTAAAATAAGTTTTCCTGGTGAGATTGCTGATGCAAATATAAGCTCAATAACAAGAGCTAACTATTGGGTTAGTGAAAAAACAAAGAGTAATTACCAAATATTTAATGGGTTATCAACCTATGAATTGGTTAATTTATTTGACACATCCCCAGCAACTAACTCGCCATCATTTAGCCAACAAGCAACCCAACAATTACAACAACAAAGCCTTTCAGCGATTCAGTTGGCCAATGTTGCTGACGCAACGTATGTACAAACACCAGTTTTATACACACCACCCGTTGTTGGTAAGGTTAATGCCTCGTTTAAATTACCTAACTCACCGTTGTTAACGACACAACAACCGCAAAGTTTTGCAACTCAGTTATTCGCGAACTTACCTCAGTTCAATAATACTCAGACAACAACAACAGCTAGCACACCAAGACCAGTTGGTACACAATCAGATGGTTCATTTGTTTTTGGAAAAGCGTTTTCAAAAACGTTTAAACCCAAGGGTTATGATGGTAATGATGAATTAGTTGTGTATGTTATGGGTGGATATGGTAAGAGTAAACAATACTCATTCTTTAAGATATGTAAAGACTCTGAAAAATTTGAGGGTGATACTTTAAAGATAAAAGATCATGGTTATATTAATTTAGGAGAAATAGGTCGAGACACTGGCTCAACTGGTGACACAACTTATATATACACGATTAAGAATGTCAGTGATGAACAAACTAAAAATATCTACACCGCACCAGTACAAAGTAGCGGTGGTGGTGGCGGCGTCATCTCTGGTTGGTTAGAACCAGTAAATAACTACACAATTACGTCACCTTTCGGACCAAGATGGGGTAGACAACACAAAGGGCTTGATTTAGGTGTACCTGTTGGAACGCCAGTTTATAGTTCTTATGACGGTGTTGTGGTTGGTGCTGGTTTATTAGATCCAGATGGTTATGGTAACGTTATTATTATAAAACACGAAGGTGTTAATTTAACAACTGTTTATGGTCACTTAAGCGAATTTAATTTATCTGAAACAGGACGTAGTATAAACATACCTGTTAAAGCTGGCCAACTTATCGGTAAGAGTGGTGGTAAGAAAGGTGCCCCAGGTGCTGGTAGTAGCGGTGGCCCTCACTTACACTATGAGGTTAGACAAGGTTTGGCTAATGACTATTCAGGTACATTCTCACTTAGTCCTGTAGATCCAGAACCGTATATTAAAGGCGAGGTTATAACAGTACAAGGTGGTGATGATACAAAAGCTGGTAGTGGCGATAAAGTGTCAAAAGGTTTAGATTATACTGTCGCATTTTTAAAAGATGTATTAAAAGGCCTTGGGGTTAGTTCACCAAACGAAAGCCAGATTAAGTTTATGAAAGCTTGGCGACAACATGAGGGTGCTAAAGCAACTTATAACCCTTTTAATACAACACAAAAGGCGAGTGGTGCCACAAATTACAATGATGTTGGTGTTAAAAACTACATAAACAGATCACAAGGTTTAAAAGCTACTTTAGATACTTTAAATAATGGTAGATATGGGGCGATCATAACTGCTATTAAAAACATTAAAAATGACAATGATATTAATTCGGCTATGCAGGCGGTTAACGATTCACCATGGGGTAGTAATTTTAACCCAACGGATTACAGATCTTGGAAAACTTTAAATAATTACATATATGGTTATGCTAATGAGGGTTAATCTTAACTTTTATTAAAAAATCAGATATTTATAAGAAAATAACAATTATGAACAACATTGGAAGTAAATTAGACCAGTTCTTGGGTAAAAGAATTGAAGAGGCCCAGGTAGGAGAAGAAGTATGTGATTTAAAAACAGGTATTTGTTACGTAAAAACAAAAGACGGTTTAATCGAAAGAACTTTAATAGAAAAAAAATTAGTCCTAGAGGACGGTAGAGAATTATTGAGAGAAGAATCACCTATAACCCATTCAACGAAAACATTTTTAAGATGAGTAACAAATTAGATAAAATTTTATCCGAAGAGATAAAAAGGTTTAACAAAATCATGTCCTATCAAGATAGATTGAGCGAAGGGCATCATTATAAATTTTATGAAGCTGAAGAGGATGAGGTTGCTCCAGAAGAAGCCCCAGTTGATGCTGGTGTTGATACAACTGGTGGTGAAGAAGCTGCCCCTGTAGACGCTGGTGTTGATACAACTGGTGGTGAAGATATGGGTGCTGATATGACTGGAACTGAAGAAGTACCAGCAACTGATGACGCCGCTATTGACACAACTGGTGATGTTGCTCCAGAAGCCGCTCCAGAAGGTGACGTAGAGGTTGATGTAACCGAATTAGTTAACTCGACAAAAGAAATGGCTGCAAAAGCTGATGACATTGTTCAAAAAATTGCTAGTTCATCTGAAAAGATTGAGGCTATCATTAACAAAGTTAATAGCGTTGAACAAAATCTACAGAAAATGGATTCTTTGGTACAACAAATGGACGCTTTAGCTAAACAAGTTGAATTGATGAGACCACCTACTGAGGAAGAAAGAAGAAAGGTTTTAGCCAAAGATTCATACCCATTTAGTGTTACACAAGATGAGTATATGAGTGGCGATGCAACAAAAACCCAAACCGATTTAGAAAAAAGACCAGATAAGATGTCTATGATGGATAGTTTAATGAATAACTATAACGAAATGGATATTAAAAACAGTTTCTACAATTCAAATAATAACGACAAACCAGTAAGTAACTATTAATATGAACAACAATTTACAAGAACTAGTGATGGTTAAGTTGGAACTTGGTGATCCAGCTTTAACCTTTGTTGAAACAAACGAATATACGATTAAATACTACGCTTTTTTAACATTAGGCAACACCAACGATACAATTGTTGTGACTATGAACGGTATATCAGACATAACATTGTCAATGATGGGTTTTATCGAATGCCCAATTGATGAGTTAGAGATCACCGCGGTTAATCCGAGTGATTCTGAACCAGCTGCGGTAACAAGAGGCTTATTGGTATACGGTATTAAGAGATATAAGACGTTATTCTAATCACCTAAAAAAAATATTATATAAGAAACCCCTTTAGGGGTTTTTTTGTTTATATGAAAAAATATTTGGTCGGGGTATTGACTTTTCGAATAATTGTACCTACTTTTGTACCATAACAAAAATAAATTATTATGATTGACTACAAAAAAATCGATTGGAGCAAGGCCGCAACAGACACACTGGCCGATTACGAGAAAGCAAAGTCGAAAACTACACAGACTACCCAATCTAGTTCTGTTGACTTGACAAAGTATTTTACAATTGCACTTGATGAGGGTGCACAAAGCGGTGAGAAATCAGTTAGGATTCTTCCTAACCAAGACGATCCGACAAAATGGTACAAAGTTGGTTATTTCCACAACTTAAAAATCGGGAAAAGATGGACAAAACTTTATGACCCATCACAAGATGGCGAAGCATCACCTTTAAATGAGATGTACAAATTCTTAATGAAGAGTGAAGACAAAGAAGAAAGAAAATTGGCCATCCAATACAAATCACGACAATTCTTTATCGTTCGTGTTATTGAACGCGGTAAGGAGCATGAGGGTGTTAAATTCTGGAGATTCCCAGCTGTACAAGACGGTTCTGGTATCATGGATAAAATCGCACCGCTTGTTAAAAAGTATGGGGCGTTCTGGAACCCATTCGAAGGTTTCGACCTTACAATCTCTATGATCAGAGATAAATCAAAAGATTCAAAAGTTGGTTTCACAAAAGTTGCTTCTATCATTCCTGATAGAGAGTCTAAACTTTCTGACGATGAAAACCAAGCGGTAGAGTGGTTGGGTGACCCAATGGCTTGGACAGATGTGTTCAAGAAAAAATCTGTTGAGTATTTGAATATCGTTGCTGAGGGTAGCGAACCAATCTGGGATGCTGAACAAAAATGTTTCATCGCTAAGGTGGAAGATGGTGTTAGTACATACACACCAACACCAACACCTAAAGCAGTATATGACGCACCAGTTGCCATGTCTGAAGAAGATGATGATTCTTCTGTTATGACAGAAGGACCAACAGCTGAAGAGGTACCAAACGCTAAATTAAAGATTGACGATTTACCGTTCTAAGAAAAAATAATATTAAAGCATGGATATTAACTAGGGCATTATGTCCAAGTATGTGTCCATGCTTTTTTTACACCTAAAAAATATATCATGGCAGTTAAAAAGAAAGAATTTTCATTCGATGACATGAGGAATAAATACAGTTCCTCTACAACTTACAAACCAGATACATTCCTAAATTGCGGACCTGCTTTTTTGGAAATGACTGGTATCCCAGGTCCAGCTGTTGGACACATTAACATGTTACTAGGTCACTCAGATACTGGTAAAACAACTGCTTTAATTTTAGCGGCTATTTCAGCACAAAAACAAGGTATGATTCCAGTATTCCTGGTTACCGAAAAAAAGTGGGATTTTAGCCACGCAAAATTAATGGGTTTAGATTGTGATCAAGATCCAGCAACAGGTGAATGGGTTGGCCGATTCTTTTATCGTGACGATTTCTTTTACATCGAACAAATTACCGATTATATCAACAAACTATTAGATGACCAAGCAAAAGGTGATATCCCGTTTGATTTGGTTTTCTTCTGGGATTCAGTTGGTTCAGTTCCTTGTAAAATGACATTTGACGGTAAAGGTGGTAAACAACACACCGCTGGTGTATTGGCCGAAAAGATTGGTATGGGTATCAACCAACGAATCAACAGTACAAGAAAAGATACGTCAGAATACACAAACACTATGGTGGTTATTAACCAACCATGGGTTGAATTACCAGATAGCCCAATGGGTCAACCTAGAATTAAAGCTAAGGGTGGTGACGCTTTCTGGTTGAACTATACGATCATTTTCTTATTCGGTAATCAGAAAAACGCTGGTACGACTAAAATTGACGCAACCAAAAATGGTAGAAAAGTTAAATTTGCAACGAGAACTAAAATCAGTGTGATGAAAAACCACGTAAATGGTTTGGGTTATGGTGATGGTAGAATTATCGCAACACCGCACGGATTTATCTTGGATTCTAAAGAGGCTATCGACCAATACAAAAAAGATTGCTCACAATACTGGGTAGATACTTTGGGCGCCGCTGATTTTGATTTATCAGAAGAAGTACCAACCAAATATCAAGAACCAGACTATGAAGATTAATAAACCAATCAGAAACAGAGTAATTAAAATTAACTCGTTACTTATTGATGGTGAATATCTACTAAAACAAGGATTTCATGGTGCCAAACATTTGCAAGGTAAACACGGAAGTGTTGGCACCATTTTTCACTTTGTTAACACGATCAAACGATTTTACCAAGATTACGCCGTAACAAAGGTTGTGGTTTTTTGGGAAGGTAAAGGTTCTAAAGATTATAGAAAAGCTTATTATCCTTACTACAAAGAAAATCGTAATAACAAGGTTGACCTGGATGAAGCTTTTGATTTAGATCGACAAAGAATACGAATCAAACAGTATCTTGAAGAGCTATCAATACGACAAGTTGAGATTGATGGTTGTGAGGCTGATGATGGTATCGCGCATTACTCAATGAACTCACCTAATGAAAGTAAAATAGTCTACACCAACGACCGTGATCTATTACAATTATTAGATGAGGATACAAAAGTTTGTTTAACAATCAAAGGGGCTAAAGTAATGATTAACATGGACAACTTTGATAGTTACTTTGATTACCATTATTCAAACGTAGGTATCATAAAAATGATCGCTGGTGATAGTAGTGATAATATATCTGGCTTACAAAATGTTGGAGAACAAAAAGTTTTAAAATATTTTCCAGAGATAAAAACTAAACCAGTTGACCAAGATTGGGTACTTAATCGAACTAAGGAGCTATTGGTTGAAAAACCCGATGACAAGACATTAAACGCGATTATAAACGGTGAAACTAAGTGGGGTACTTACGGCAGTGATTATTTTTCAGTAATGAATAAGATCATCAACTTAAAAGAACCACATGTTACGGAAGATCTGAAAGAGGCGATTAATGAAATGGTTAATGAAACTTTATCCCCAGAAGGGCGTGGTGGTATTAAAAAAATCATGGAAATGATGAAAGAAGACGAATTATTAAATTTTTTACCAAAAAATGATGACGCTTTCTTTGTTTTCTGGAGTTCTTTTATTACTATTATAAAAAAGGAAGAAAATGATTACAACAAAAAAAACAAATAACATGGAAGACAAAAGAGAACAACGTAAATTTGAGTTTACACTTTATCTTAACGATAACATAATCGTACAAAGATTCTTTAACATCATCGGTTTTAACCATAGAGCGATTAATTCGCTTAACTTCAAAGAGGCTGTTGACGACAACATGCGATTGATCCAAAGCGTTCTTAAAGACAGAACCCTGGATTTTATCACTGAACATCAAAGACAGTTCTCTGAAACTCAAGACTACGAGCAAAACAGCTCTAAAGACGTTATGAAGATTGTTGTTAAGCAAGAAGGTAAAGTTATCGCATATAGAGAGTGGGATGCAACTATTTATCCAGTTAAAGTTAGATACACCGTAGATATTCGCCAGCACATTTACGAATTAATCACAAGAGTACAAAAATGTCTCTGCACACCAACAAAAGAATTGGAAACAGAGTACATGGGTTACAACTTACAGGTTCAATTGGTATAATAATAAAAAAATTTAAATGGCTAATATAATAAACAATTTTGAGGATTTAGGTAAAGACTTTCAACTACAATTATTAAATGAAATAATTACAGACCATAAATTCGGGCAAGCGATAATAGATATTATTGACCCGAAGTATTTCCCATCCGAATCATTCCAACGGATAGCGCACTTAATTAAAAAATACCATAAAGACCACGATGTTCTTATGAACTTCCCAGCTTTAAGGGTTTTAGTTAATGAGGAAGTTGGGGCCTCTCAAGAAGCTTTGAGAACCCAATTAGACGATACGATTACTGACATTGAAAATTGTAGGGTTGGTAATTTAAATGTACAAAGCAACGCAAAAAAGTTTTGTAAGTTACAGTCAATTAGAAACGCTGTTAACGAGATAAAATCCAAATTGGATCGTGGTATTGTCGCAGATTATGACGAGATTGAGAAAAAAATCAAAGACGCGATCACGTTCAAAGAAGAACAAGACCCAATACTCTTGTTTGATAACATAGAAAAAGTTTTATCAGAGGATTATCGTGATCCAGTACCAACTGGAATCCAAGGTATTGATGACTGTACCAAAGGTGGGTTATCAAAGGGAGAGGTTGGTTTAGTCATTGCACCATTGGGTGTTGGTAAAACAACTTTCCTAACCAAAGTGGCCAGCTCCGCATTCTTAGAGGGTAAAACCGTACTACAGATCTTTTTTGAGGATAAAGAAGAGGCTGTACAAAGAAAGCATTTCTCGGCCCTAACAAAAATACCGCTTAGTGAGTTATCGGAAAACAAAGCTCTGATCCAAACAAAAATCAAAGCAATTAAGGACGAACATGAAAATAACCTGTTCTTACAAAAATTACCTTCAGATGGTGTTACAATTAACAAAATTAAGAACATAATCAAAAAGATTAACGCCAAGGGTAAAAAAGTTGATGTACTTGTTTTAGATTACATCGATTGCTTATCAATGGAAAAGGAAAGTTCTAACTCAGAGGAGTGGTCAAATGAAGGTAAAATCATGCGTGCTTTTGAAAGCATGGTTGATGAGATGAACGTTGTTGGTTGGACAGCCACACAAGGTAACAGAAGCTCAACTAGTGTTGAAGTTGTTAAAACTGAAAACATGGGTGGTAACCTTAAGAAAGCTCAGATTGCACACTTTATCATGAGTATCGGTAAAACCCTTGAACAGAAAGATCAAAAAATCGCAACAATATCAATCCTTAAAAACCGTATGGGTGATGATGGTATGATATTTAAAGACTGCTTGTTTGACAACTCAAGGATTATCATTGATACAAATGATGTATTAACTGAAAAAGGTTTTGAGTCACAAAAAAAGCAATCAAATGTTGAAGCTAGAAGAAGATATCTAGAAAGCGTTGCTGCACAGGGGAATACAGAAACCGAGGAAAATACTTTAGAAATTCAGCAAAATATTTAAGAATATTCGTACCTTTGTCCATATTTATTTAAACAATAAAAAAATTAATTTATGCAAGAACCTATATTACAGGAAAACCCTAACAGATTTGTTATTTTTCCTATCGAACACAACGACATTTGGGAGTTTTACAAACAACACCAAGCAGCGTTTTGGACCGCAGAAGAGGTCGATCTATCTAATGACATTAGAGATTGGCAGAACTTAACCGATAATGAAAGATATTTCATTAAGAACATACTTTCATTTTTCGCTTCTTCGGACGGAATTGTGAACGAAAATCTTGCTGAAAATTTCTTGAAAGAGGTCCAATACCCAGAAGCTAAATTTTTCTATGGTATCCAAATTGCGATGGAAAATATTCACAGCCTTATGTACTCTTTGTTGATTGACACATACATTTCAAATCACCAAGAGAAGATTGAAAGTTTTAGAGCGTTAGAATATTTACCTGCTGTACAGAAAAAAGCTAAATGGGCTTTAGATTGGATTGAAAACGCATCTTTTCAAGAAAGATTAGTTGCTTTTGCAGCGGTTGAGGGTATTTTCTTTTCAGGATCCTTCTGTTCTATTTTTTGGCTAAAATCAAGAGGTTTGATGCAAGGCCTATGTAACGCAAACGCGCTTATCTTTAAAGATGAAAATTTGCATTGTG